TCGGGCCGCACCTCGATGTAGCCCGCAGTGACCTTGATCCACGGCAGACCGTCGCCAGCCGCAGCGCGCGCCTCTGCACGGGCCACACGGGCCGCGCCCACGTCCAGAACCTTGGCGCCCTCAGGTGCCGTGTCACGAATGCTCATACCCCGGACACCGCCGAATCGACGCCGTACGGAAGGATCGACTTCGTGCCGTCATCCGGTACGAGCGCCTCCACCTCGAACGGGTAGCGGAGCGCGTCCGTACGAACGAACTTCATCTCCGGCAGGCTGAGCAGGCTGGCGCGCTGGACGACGAGCCGCTGCGTGACCGTCCCGTCTGACCAGTCGATGCCGAGGATGAAGTCAGTGAGCTGGCCCTCGGGAATGTCGAGCGTGTAGATGCCCGCCAGGCCGGGGACCACCGTCGCGCCGCCCCATGCGAGTGAGACCGTCTCGAGCTTCGACTCGAGCGCTTCGAACGTGATCGAGCGGATCAATTCCGTGACGATCGAGCGGAGCGACCCGAGCCTCTGCCACGCCGGGATGGACTGCTTCTTCAGGGACTGCTTCACCGAGAAGCCGTCCGTGGCATAGCCGAGGTTCACGAACCCCGAACCCCAGGCGGTTGTCGAGTCGGCGGGGAGTGCGGTCCCCAGGTCGGCCTTCCAGAGGGAGCCGGTGCCCGCAACGCGGACGTTCCCGGAATTCAGCGCAGGAGTAGGCACAGGATTTCCTTTCGATGGACATGACAGACAGACCCGTCACGGTGGCGGGTCTGGGAGTTGTGGGGGTCAGGAGTGCAGCAGGATGCGGTAGCGGGCCGTGTAGCGCGGCAGGGGCGGGATCGGGATCGTGTCAGGCATCCACTGGGGGCCGAGTTCTTCCCACCCGGACGCGAGGACACCCTCAGCGACCACGTCGTTGGCGATTGCGAGAATGGCAGCCCGGACGATCTGCGCGAGCTGCTTGCACGCCCGCCGCTGACCTGCAGCCGCGACCACGTCCACCTGTAGCGCGGGATCGTCGATCGAGGGCCAGATCACCTGGCCGCCAGCGCGCTGGATCAGCACCACCGGGTAGGTCGGCTTTGGCGGCAGTTCGGTCGTGATCCGCGTGGCCGGGACAAGGGCGGTCACCTGGGTGACGGTCTTGAGGTACTGGATCAGCGCCAGTTCGTCATCGGGGAGCGGCGCGAGCGGGAAGGCCATCGTCAGGACCGCTTCGTAAACTTCAGCCCTGCGGACACAGCAGCGTTGCGGAGATTCCAGCGGGCGGGCTGGTTCCGGCCTGGGACGCCGAACTCGACGAACGCCGACGCCGGATCGGACGCGACCACCCGAGCGCCGTGGGGCGTCTCCTGCGCCTCGATGCCGGCTGCATAGTCGCCGGACTCGTGCGGTGCGCTGGCCTGTGCGATCGCTGCCACCTTGAGGGCTGCCTCCATCGCCGCCGACTTCACCTCGAACAGGTCCATGAGCTTCTCGGCCAAGCCCGGTTCGATGTTGACCACCACATCCTCAGCAGCCATCACGTCACCTCCGTGAGCTTGCACTCGATGTGATGGACGGCCTTCGTGCGCGGATTCCACACGTGCCAGGGTTCACCGCTGACCTGGAACTTCTGGCCGACAGCATTGGTGATGTAGTCCATGGGGGTAATCGCCGTTCCCACGGGCAGTGATGCCGCCCAGGTGGTGACTGTCGTCTGCCTGCCGCCGACATACTCGGTGGTCGCCGTCTGCTCGAGGTAGCCCTTCACCGGAATCGGATCGCCTATAGGTAGTCCCGGGATCACGCTGCCGTAGTCGTCGAGGGTGGCGTCAGACGTCGCCTGCACGGTCAGCGGCTGGTTGAGCAGGCGGCCGAGGCTCATGCGATCCTCGGATTCACGTACCGGGCCAGGGCCTTCTCCTCCAGCGGCGTGTAGCCGGTGGCCTCCATGTGAAGTTTCACCTGATAGCCGCCGATGCGCTCCGTGTCCACGACGCTGCCAGGATTCGACCACTCGCGCGCCGCCACACCCAGTACGACGCCGAGCAGGGACATGGGGATGACGTCGAAACCGTGGTCGTAGGTGACCCGCCACGTCTCCGGCAGGTACGGCCAGTGCACGCCCGTCCATGGCAGCACGGAGATGACACCGAGCCTCTTCGACACGGAGTAGGTGCTCGGGTCAGCCGTGGTCCAGATCGTGCCGTCGAACAGCTCGAGCAGGGTCACGTCAGTGACCGGCAGGGGCAGGAACACGCACCCGTTGATCGGGTCCAGCAGGACCACGTCGGCCGTCACCGCGTCCAGCGACCACCCGTTCAACTCCAACCATTCCCCCACCATGCCCGACGCGATGTCGAGAATCAGCAGCGCAGACGCGTCGCCGGGGTCGATGGTCTCGTTCATCAGCGCCCCCAACTGTGCGGGCGTGGCGAGGGCGGTCATCACTTAGCCTTGACGGCCTTGGTTCGCGCGACGGTCTTCTTCGGCTCAGCCTTCTCGGGCGCGGTAACGACCTTCGCCTGCACCGGGAATCCCGGATGCGTAACGGTCACTGGGCCGGGCATCTCGACGGCGCCGGTGCTGGTGGTGTTGTCCGCGGTCTGCTCGACCGTGTACGGCCCGCCGTCGAACTTCACGGCGCCGGTGCTGACAGGGGTCTCAACCTCTGGGTTCATTTCCACAGCCATGTGCTTCTCCTCAAGAGTGGGTAGGTTCGGCGCGCGACCTTGTGAGCCGCGCGCCGAACACTGGATCACAGACCCGTAACCGCTCCGAACGCGCCGGGACGGTAGATGGCCAGAGCAAGACGCTCCTGCGCCCTGATGGCCGTCTGGCCACGCAGGAAGTAGTCAGCGTGGGAGTTGCTGGCCTCGACGGTCAGGCCACCCTTGCGGAAAATCTGACCACCCTGAGCGAACGCACCGACCACCGCAGAGTTCGCGGTGGTGCCGAAGCTGACGGCAACCTTCTTGCTCCACAGGGACGGCGTGTCGACCGAAGCGAACGGGCCATTGGCGTAGTACGCGCCCTGGCTGTTCTTGGACAGCACGATGTTCTGCCACGCCAGCGGATCGATCGCGATCGCGTCCGGCTCCAGGAAGGCAGTCGTGCGGATCGCGGTGATCTGCCGGTAGATGGCGTCCATCGAGTTGTCGCCCGCAGCCGAGGGCGCGGTGCCCTTGACGACAGGAGTTGCCAGGTTGGAGCGGTTCATCAGACCGACCAGATTCGCGCCGGTCCCGTCACCGTTGAGCAGCTGGACCTCTTCCGCCTGCTTCACGAACAGGATCAGCCGCGCATCCACGTAGGACTGCGCCTGTGCCCAGTCCTCGAGCATCTCGTCCGAGATCGGGAGGAACGTGGTGATCTTGTGCAGGGTCTCGTCGGCCTTCGTGAAGGTCAGCGCGGACTCGCCGAACAGCGCGCCCTCGGCGGTTGCCGCGGCACCGTTGGTCACCGCGGTCTCCACGAGGTAGCGGATCAGCGGGATCGAGGTCGTGCCACCGGGGAACAGGTCCGCGATGGTCAGCGGCCGGAACCGGATGTCGACGATGCCGGGGAGCAGGGTCGGCACAGCGGCGACAGGCATGTAGCCCGGTCCGGGAGTGCCGGCGGTGCCCTCCGTGAGGAGCGTCTTGACCTCGATCTCACCCGAGGTGAAGTTGCCCTTGAGGCCGCCCTCGACCGCGGACTTGTAGCCGGCGGACTGGACGAACTGCTGACCGATGGACTTCGCGCCCGTGTCTGCGTGATCCTCGCCGGCCTCTTCGATCGGGTTGCCCGAGGCAGCCATGAACGTCTTGCGCTTCTCGTCCACGTACTCGAGGGACTTGACCTCTTCCATCCAGTGGCCGATGTCGGCCTCGATCGGGTCGAGGGCGGCCTTCTGCTCCGCGAACGTCAGTGTCTTGGACTCAGCAACCTCGAGCCCCTTCTTGGAGAGCTCCCGGACCTTGTCCTTCGCCTCTTTGAGAGTAGCCATTTCAATCCCCTTTCAGGGTCAGTTGACGATCGTTCCGAACAAGCGCAGACGCGCCGCTCGGGCTTGCACTTCAGCCGAATCGCCAGCTGCGACGGGGGCAGACCTCGCGCCGGATACGGGGACTTGCGTGCCGGTATCGGGGGCAGAGTCAGCGCCGGAAGGGGCTGCTTCGTCGGGATCGGGCTTGATGATCTCCACCAAGTCCACGGCTGACCGCTCACCGATGAGGGTGATGACGGAGCCGTCGTCTGTGTAGTCCTGCTTGAAGGACTCGCTCTCGTAGGTGTCCTTGTCCTCAACACCGAACACGAGGGTGCCGCCGGACCCGTTGGGGACGGTGGCGCGTAGGTACGTGTAAACGCCGGGGTACGCGTCGCCCAGGGCGTCGCGGGCGCGGTCCTGCGTGGCCTCGAGGCTGCCGTCGACACTCTTGAGCGTCACGGTCCGCACGGACTTCGCAGGGGTCGGGCAGGCTGCGCCGAGCGCGGCCGCGTGGTCGTGCATGGCCTGGATGTGCTCAGCGTCCGACGCGCTGTTCCGCGCGCCGAGCTTCATGCCCTTCGAGGACAGGATGAGCGCCTCACGGTTGGAGGGGACAGCCACGAACGCGCCGTTCAACAGCTCACGCACCTTCGTGCCTTTCGGCGCACCCTTCTCGGTACTTGGCTCCGACATGAACGCGACCGACACGGTACGGACGTGCTTCTCGCCGACCAGGGTTCGCACGTCCTGCGCGCGCTGCAATGAGGAGTAGGAGCCGCGCACCGCGATGTCACCAGCGTCATTGAAGGTCGGCGCACCCGATCCGACAGTCGTGGCCACGGACATGCCGTGGTCAATATCGAACGATATCCATTCCGGAAGCGGTGTCTTCCAGTCCTTCTGGAGAAGGGTCTCCCCGTCGCGGTCGAGGGTCTGTGCGGACAAGATGACCTCGAACTCGCCAGGGAAGGCGTCGTCCGTGTTGGTGATCGTGGCGTCCTTGCGGGTGATGTTCATGGTCAGCCTTCCGTCGAGAAGTCCATCGAGCAATTGCAGTTGGCGACCTCGTCAGCGCCACCGGAGTAGTCGCCGGGGCCGTTCATCCCGTTGGAGAACGGCGTGTTCAGTTCGACGGTCTCGCCGTCCATCGCCGCGTGTGCCGACCGGGGATTCCCGCCCGTCACCCACGTCTTCGTCCGCGCCTTCGACTGTCGGGCAGCCACGAGGGACGCGAGCCCGGCCACGACCGCCACACGACTCGCCGAGATCTGCCCGGCGCGGGCTGCGATCTCACCGTCGAACACCCCGTCGACCGTGTCGTCAGACGACTCGCCGTCTGCGGCATTCTCGAACGCCTTGGCGATCTCGTCGGCCGTCGTCTGGTTGATCGACTTCGCGGTGCTCGCCGAGTTCGACGTCAGGTATTCGGCAATGTCCGCGCCGTCGTACGTGCCACCGAGGTCGGCAGCGACCTTCGCCCCGATTGCCTTGGCCGTCGCCTCAGACAGTGAGTGCAGGATCGTGGACAGGTCCCCATCCCACGCGAACGGGTAGAACACACCAGGGGACTTCTTGCCCGCCTCGGCCTTGACCGACGCGCGCTGACGGCCGAAGAACTTGTCCAGCTCCGCCTTGTGACCAGCGATGAGCGCGGCGCGGATGGCCGGAGTGGTCGCCTTACGACCCACGCGGCCAAGCGCCGCGGCCATGATCGAGCCGCGCGTAACAGCCTTCCCAGCAGCAGCATCGGCGGCCGCTACATCAGCGCCACCCGCAGCCACGGCAGCCTCAGCGGCCATCTCAGGGGACGGCGTCGCCGCCTCTGTGATCGAGATCCGCTGCGCCGGCGTACCCAGAGGCACGAGAGCGGAGTTCGCAAAGTAGCGGTCCATGTTCGGGTCCTCAGAGCGCGGAAGACCGAACATCGCGATGCCCTGGTTGCCGGTCAGCAGTCCGGCGTTGCGCATCGACACGGCAGCGGTGGCCTTCGCCTCGAAGTCGCCCCTCAACACTTCGTCCATGTTGAACCGGGTGTCCACGTCGTGGTCGGGGTAGAAGTCCGGCACAAGCTGGTGGTCGACGACCGACTCAAAGCCCACGAAGCGCGGCGCCATCGTGTCCCGGTACTGCGAGCGCAACTGCTCCGTGATGTTGCTGAAGGTGGCGTGATCCAAAATATGCACCACCGGCGGCGGCACGTCGTAGGCGCCGCAGACCTCTTCGCGGTTCAGCTTGCGGCCCTCGATGTACTGCATCTCCTCAGCCGAGAGCTGCTGAATCGTCGAAGTCAAGCCCTCTTCAAGGATGAGCGAGCCGCCCATGTTGTCCGCGCCGGAGTGGCGGGCATCGACGTTCACCTTGAGGCGATCAAGAGCGCCCTGCGACAGGGTGCCGGGGTGGCTCAGGATCACAGAGGGACGAAGCCCGTTCTTCCAGAATGCTTGGGTTGCGCGGCGCGCTGCGTCCTCGTTCAGCAGGGTCATCCGCAGGCCCTCGAGGTTGCTCAGGCCGCGCGTCAGGTTGTCAGGGTTGTACGTCGTGAACGCGACAACATCCTCTTCAGGGATCGGTGGGAGCATCGACACGTTCCGGGCGCCCGTGGAGTAGACGTACTCCAGGCCGCCCTCGAGGTTGCGACGCGCGATGAGGTTCGCCGGGTGCATCGGGTGGAGTTCGCGGACGCGCTTCTTCTCGTCGCGCATCTTCAGCCAGAACGCCTCGCCGTAGATGTCACGAGTCGAGGAGGTCCACTCCCACAGCTTGAACCCAGACATGCGCGGGTTCGGCCGGGCCAGCAACTCAGCCAGCGGGCCATTCTCAGGCTTCGAGCCCGAGCCCACACGGATACGGCAGTCGAACGGCATCCGGGCCGTGCCCATCGCGAGTTTGCGGATGACGATGCCGACCCAGACCTGCGACTTGTACAGCGCGCTGTACGCGGCATAGGTGCCCAGCAGCTCGAGCGAGGACGTGGCGTAGTACGACGCGTCAGCAAAGATCGGCGTCCGGTCCGCCAGCGTGTCAACCTGGGGGGGAATGATCGTCCCGTTCGAAAGGAACACGCCTTACCCCCTCAGCGCTTGCATGTACTTGATCCGGGGACGTGGCAGCCACAGGTACTCGTCAATCTTGAGACGGTCGCCCTTGGCTGAAACCGACGACGCGTCGGCCAGGATGAGGTGGCCCTCGTCCCAGTCGAACAGCACGCCCTCGAAGGTCTCCTCGGAGTCGGTGGTGACCAGGAACCGGCCACGTGTGGCGCGTCTAATCAGTCGGTCACGACGCACAGGGGGCTCCTTCGATCAGACGACCGCGAGGTCTTCGGTTTCGTACTTGCTGACTCGCTTGGGTTCCATCGCCAGCACCAGGCTCATGGCGTTGATCACCGCGGCAATGGCGTCGATCTTCTCGGCCGCCGCCGCCTTGTCCGGCTTCACGTTCCCGGCCGCATCCATGGCCACCGCGAAGTTGTCGGCCTGCCAGCGCACCGCCGGGTTACCCCCGTGACGGAACATCGGCTTCTCTTCGGTGCCCTCGAGGAGCACCCGCTGAAGTTCCTTCGTCGGCGCAGACAGCGTGATGAGACCCTGACGCGTCTTCACCATCGGCGCACCATCCGAGACCAGGT